ACGCGGGTTGCGGGGACGTAGAGCCGCACAAAAAACAAAAAGCCCGGCGAATAACCGGGCTCTTTGCTTGAATTTTGTGGGGTGGCCGACGGGACTCGAACCCGCGACAACAGGAATCACAATCCTGTTTTCAAACTGCTTTTTCCCCTTTGTTTACATCGGCTTAGATTTTTGATTTTCCGACGAAACTCCATTTTATGCCACGGTATCATGCGGTTTTGCGGGGTTCCGTCGGAAAAATTCGGTCACTCCGTTGCGCTCGCGCGCCTAACTTTCCTGCGATCGTAATGCCTGTCCGTGGTGGCCGGATTCGCATGCGCGGCAAAGTCATAGGTATCCGCTGACCGCTGTTCTTTCTTCTTCGTGATGGCCGCCGGCCGCACGTCGAGCAACGAAAAGTACATCGGGTGATCAATTGTCTTGAACTCCGCCTTGAAGGCCGGCATCGTCTTATCCCGGCGGCGATTGACCTCGTATTCTTTTTTCAACACCAGGGTAGCGGCCGCCAGCTCGTCGATCGACGCAATGTATTCCCACATGGCGTCTTCCCAGATGGAACCCCAACCGCTTTTGGTGTACGCCTGGCCGTGCTTGTTGCCAAAGAGGCATGGGCGCACCTTGGCGATTTTCCCGTCTTTCTCCTTTGCCGCCTGTTTCGCACGCTCGACGACGACGCGTAACCTGGTCGACCAATCCCGCAGTTTGACGATCGGTTCTTCGCCCTTTTTGCGTTTGGCGCTGACCACCTGGACGCCCTCCGGCCGGAGTCCGGAGACATGGAACGGGCGGACCTCGGCGGCGCGGAAGCCGGTCAGGTACGTGAACAGCGCAGCACATCCCGCGGTCTTGAATACCGGATTGGCTTGCCGTCGGGCCCACAGATAGAAACGAATGATGTGGTGGCGCTGCACCGTCCGCACGTCCTTGTCGCCCTTGTTCTGCTCCAGGCCGATGAACGGATTTACCTCAATGAGTCCCCAGCGGACCCACTTATTACACATGGTCGACATGAGGGCCATTTCCTTGTTTGCCTTGATGGGAGCCCCCTCGGCGGCCCGGGCATCCAAGTATTGATAGCCATGGATCATCTTGAGGCTGGACGGTTGCATGCCTCCGAAGATTGTTTTCAGATTCGCGTATTCGCCGTCACGTACCGATTTCGCGTCTTTTGACTGGGATAGGAAGTGGGTCGGATCGATCTCGAGCCGGAACCGCTCGATCGCTTCAGCGACGGATCCGGCAATGATTTTCCCCTGCTGGATGTCGAGGGCCTTACGCCTGGCGATGACCTCGGCTTCGGCAATGGCCTTGCGGTCCCCGATCTCGGCGCTCGCAATCGTTTCGCTGGTGCCGTCGACGTGCTGGTAATAGAACGACACTTTCCGCTTGCCGACATACTTCTGGACGCGATCAGCCCCGGGCAAGCGCTCTTTGCGCAAAGGCTTGGAGGTTTGGCGTTTCGGCATATTTTGATTGTGCCTTTCCTTCACTGATACCCATCTTACGATCGCGGTAGGCGCGCGCGACCTTCGGCAATCCACTGGACCCGACAACGTATTCCCAGCGGTTTGCATCCAGCCACGCGGCCATTTTTACCCGCTGGTTTGGCTTGCAATCAACCAGGTCGGCCAATTCGTCTGCGGACAAATAATCACTCATTCTAGTCTCCGAACCTTACAACTGTTTCAACATCAATACTCGGTACAGGCGAAAAGGCGGGGGAATGGCTTGCCGTCTTTCAGTTCGATGGCAAGCTGTTCAGCAAATGTCCTGATTGTGACCGGGCCGCCTTCGCCGTCGGAATCGTGATATTTAAGGAAATGCATTGCACCTTCCGGCACTTCCTCGGCGTCCTCGAAGTCCTCTCGCGTTAGCCCCGTCTCGCTCATCGCGAACTGAATCGCGGACTCTAAGTCCGGGGCGGCATACCAGTCGCAGTCGTCAAGTTGAAAAATCTTCATTGCGGGCGCTGTAGTTTCAGTAGACATGCGATTTCCTTTCGGTCGATAGTGAGTCACAGCAAGCGCGGCTAAGCTCGTGAGCGCGCCAAGCAGGCTAAGGATTAGGCCAGCGCTACTCATTGCTTATTAGTCCTGGCGCAGTCGGAATCGTGGACCGATGATGCTGATGGGGCGGCGGGCTTGCGCTTGAGAATGGCATCCAGCAGTCTCCGCTCGATGATGTGGTTCAGCGACTCGTTGCAGTTGTCGGGATAGACGCCGAACGCTTTGAACACGGCAAGCCGCTGCGCATCATTCAGGTTTTTGAAAAACCGGAACCGTATCTGCTCATCCGGCAATTCCAGCGTTGTGCGATACGGCGGCATCTTATCGGCGTTGGTCATGATGACGCCTTGTGGGCCGTAGGAGTACTGTGGTGCCGGATCGTACTGCGGCTGCTCTTTGCTCATTGCGTATTTTCCCTGTGGTCGCACATCAGGAACGGGGGAGGCGAGCGAATCCTCAATCCAACTTGCCGCGCGGTCACAATCTACGGCCGCATCGGCCTCCAGATCACCGCGCGCACTCCGAAGGAATGACGCAACCTCTCGGAGCCGTTGCGCCATGGAGTGGCCTGCCGATACCGGCGGCGCATCGCTGACAGGAGCGCGCGTTTCCAGCAAATCCGCTGCTATCTGTGCATCTGCGTCGCCTTGGCGCAGCCGGGCAATGAGCTCGCCTACGGTTGCCGGATCCCCCGGGCGGGATGCGAGAATTGATTCCCCGCTATCAGCAAATCGCTCTTCCGTTCCTCGGATGTATTGGCGTAGCTCTGCAGGCGTCACCGCCATGCATTCGGGATACTCCTCAGGGCTATTCCGGTCCGGCATTTCGCAGATAGCCAGTATCAGGCGGTCAATGAATTCGTCGCTAATCGTTACCAGTGTGGTCATCTCAATACCCATCCATGTCTTTGTCCATTTCACAGCAAAACCACCAGGCGCACGCACCGACGGCGGCGATCACGATTACGGTGATGATGAGCCACTTCATAGTCCGAGCTCCTTGTGTGCCTCATCGAGCGCCGCGCCAAGCGCCGCGAACGCATCGTTCGAGCCGCCTTTCTTGTCGGGATGGCGCTCCGATGCCAGCGACCGGTATCTGCTCTTGAGCATTTCGGCCGAGATGGCAGCGGCAGGGGGAAACCCCATCACTTCGCGCCATGTGCGCCCAACCGGCGCCGGCAAGGCTTTAAAGCCTTGGAATGATGCGCGCACTAGCGCCAGGGTTCCGTGCCGAAGTTCGACACGGCGGGCCTCGACGATGTGGTGGATCGCCTGCAGGTTGCCTTCGACCTTGCTGTACCGGTCAACGGCGATGCATACCTGCAGGCCGTCCCAGGTGAACCACACAGCTACGCCTGGGTCAGCCGGTTTGTTCACGCCCAGTGTTACGTTGCTGCTGATGACCAGGTCGCCGAGCTTCTTCCCGGAGTCGGTACCGAACAGCCGCAGGCTGTCCTGCACGTTTTTTAGACTCGCTGCGAGTGAGGCCTTGAAGCGGCCCTCATCTCGGCGCGTGGCACGCGGAAACATCGGCGGCCAGGTGAGGGGGTAGGCGGCGATCATGCTAGGATTACCTTCCGATAGTTTTTTAAGAGACTGATATGGCCACTGAAACCAGGCAAATAACCCCAACCCAAGACGTGAGAATTCAAAAGGCGAAGGCCGTCACGGCAGCTCAGCTTCAATCGGCCAAGGAGCTGACTTACGAATTCTTTGGTCACGATAACCCGCAGATGGTAGTTGCCGTCCTTCAGGCGTTGGCGACGAATTACGCCGCTACTGTCGCTGCGTCCAAGGATTAATCGCACTCCGACCTCGCCGTTCTGGTCAATGGATAGCCGTCATGCTGGATCCCGTCGAGCAGGCGGCCGGCGGCTTTCTTGCCGACTTTGTACGAGGTGAAGTTGTTACTTCCATCACCGCTTCCGGGTTCGTCGTATCGGTAGCCTTCCCAGTGATATGCCTTTGGGTCATTGGCGGATGCACAGCATGGGACACCCGGAGGCGGCGCGCCATGATCGGATGTGCCGGAATCGCCGTCCGCAAAGTCGTAGACCGGCGCCATGTCGTCGTCAGCGCCGAAGTTGGGCCACCATTCGCCCCACTGCTTGAACAGGAACGGCACGCCGGCGGCTGTGCACTGATCACGCAGACTTCGAGCCCAATCCGGATGCATCGGGCGCGCACCGGCGCCTGACTCGCCGCCAACGATCACCCAATCGATTCGCTGCAGACCAGGGTGCTCCGGGTGCTTGCGCGCCATACTCATGCAACCGTCGCAGCGGCACAGCGGGTCCGAGTTCTTCAGCAGGTCCACCGGGCCCAGCAACGGCTCCATACTCAAGAACCGTTTTGCGGCAGGTACCGCCAGCAGCTTCGGAATATCCCGGTCAGCCTCTTCTTGATTCACGACCGAGATGCCAAGCCACACGCGCCGCGCGATCATGTCGAACATTAGCCCATCGCCCGAACTCATTTTCTGCACATTGCCGATGCGCTTTGTAAGCAACAGCCAATCAAGATTTGGTGTTTGGGCGATGAGGCTGAAAAGGTCCATGCGCCACGCCGGATCGACTGCATTGTCAAACACGTCTGCCAGCGATGCGCAGAACACGCGCTGTCTACGTCCGTGCTCAGCGAAGAAGGCGGCATGCGCTGCATTCCATTGGAGTGGCTTCTTCCAATTCGAGACGCTTGTACGGCGTCGCGGCGCACCTGGGCCCCAGTTGACCGCGATACCGCCACCGTAGCGCGCATTGCGCGTCTCAGCGTAGCAATGATCGCAACCCGGGCCGACCTTCTGGCAACCTTCCCATGGGTTGAAAGTGTGGTCACACCACTCGATTTTGCTTTGCTCGGCCATTACGCGGACCTCCGCTGCTTCAGCGCTCGCACAGCAACGCGCCACGCGAGCTCGACCCGTTCGTCGGGTGTGCTGATCGCCTTACCCTCAAGCGACCAGGTTGTTTGCGTCATCGCAAATGGCAGGGCGGCAAGAAACGCTTTATCGAGAAACGCCTGCAGGCGCGCCTGCCTTTCCTTCTGAGCCTGCTCGGCAGTTCGTTCGATCTTTGCCTTCTTCCGTCCGGCTTGGTAGCCACGCGCATAGGCTCGGTGCTCGGCCTTCTTGTTTTCGTCTTCCATGGTCTCGGGTCTCATAGTGCAAGCTGCATCTGGGTGTCAGCACTGCCGGGGGAGTTGTCTGCCCCCCCGGCCCGGCCGGCATGCCGGCTTCGCTCGCTCGCAGGTGTTTTGCTAGCGCACATCTGGAGCTGCGCGGCGATCAGATCGGCCTGGCGGTCCGAAACGATCACACGGTCCCAGGACGACCACGGGCGCCCGTATACATCGGTGCCCGGCTGCGCGTCCCATGCATCGCTTTCAGCCTGGGTAATTGGTCGCAGGCTCACGGCCTGGTCCCGGTTGGGAATGGCCATGCTACGGCAGGATTGAGCACGGTTTTCACGACGCCTGTACCGCCCGGCGCCGCTGGCTTTGCAGTTTTGGATTGCACTTTCTTCTTGGCCGGCTCAGCGCTCTTTGCGGGCGCCGCTTTCTTCGCTGCAGCCTTCTTCGGTACCGGCACGGCTGCTACCTTCTTGGCCGCCGGCTTCTTCTTGGTGTCGAGCTTGGCTTTTGCTTCGGCCTTCACCGTGGCTTTGATCTGTTCCGCGTCGATACCGGCGCGCGCAGCGGCCGCCAGCAGCTGCTCGGGCTTTCGTTCCACGCCGTACTGATTGACCGAGATATCACCAACCAGCGCCAGGTCGACTACAAATTGCACCAGGGCTTTCGGATCGATCGATTCGATGGCGAGGCGCAGCTTCTTGTCCCGGTCCGGCCACTCGTTCACCGCCTTGTCGAACGCATACAACTCCATGATCAAGGGGCGCGCGGCCTGGTCAATGTTCGAGTAAAGGCTTGTGGCGATCACGCGCAGCATTTCCACTGAAAGACCGACTGGCTTCTCACGCACTGCTGTGAACAGCCGGCGCCGGAATTCCTTTTCGATCTTGACCTTCTCCTGCCTCTTCTTCTCTTCCGCACTGACTGAGCTGGATACGCTGCGCGGCTTTTGGATGCCCTTCTCTTTTAGCAGCTGCTCGACGTCGGACAGACGCACGATCTCGATCAGGTCGTCGCCGTGAGGGTTTTCCAATAGCGTCGCATTCGCCGACTTGCCGAGGATCTGGCGGTATGTGCGCTTCTTCGTGTCGTCGTGGCACTTGCTGTCCAGGGGGGCAAATCCACCCTGGAGGCTGCTCATGTGGAAGTAGGGCATGATCTTTTTCGCGTCGGGACCGCTAATGATCTTTTGCCCCTTGTCTTTGGCCAGAGTTATTAGGCGCTTCTTATGCGCATCACGCTTCTTGCCGAAGCAAACGGGATCTGTGCACACATCCACACTTTCCACGTCTGCGAACAGTTCCGGCTGGTTGCCGGTACGTTTCGGGCACTCGGAGCAGGCGCCGGCGGAAGGACAGAGCGTTGCATCGTTTGTCTTGAACGGAGCAGCCTTCAACTGGAGCATGTAGTCGTCGTGAATGTGCTCCTGGGCGGCGCGAGCGGACATCGGCCCTTGATGGCGATTTTCGTCCGTGATTTCCTTGACCGCTTTCGCCTGCAGCGTTTTTACGGGAATACGTGCGAGCATCAATGCGGTAGTTTTGGTCAACTTTTCATCAAAGAATGCCTTACGAGCTTCCGGTACCAGGTCGAGCAGCTTTACTGTGGTGTGGATGTAGGCTTTACTCATGCCCACCTTGCTGGCCAGCTGCTCGATCGTATAGTGATGCTGCTTGATCAGCGTGTTATAGCCCTCGGCCTCCTCGAGCGGATGCACGTCCTCGCGCTGCAGGTTCTCGATCGCGCGCATCTCGGCGGCCTCTGCATCGGACAGCTCGCGCACCATCGAGGGAATGGTAGGCTCGCCCGCTATTTCAGATCCACGCCAGCGGCGCTCGCCATAGACAATCTCGAAACGGATCTTGTCGCCTTTCTTGTGCGGGATGGGGCGAACAAGGATCGGTTGCATAACCTTCTTTTCCTTGATGCTTTCGGCCATCTGTTTTAACTTGGCCGGGTCCATCCGCTTGCGGTTGTCAGGTGCCGGGCGTATCGAGTCGAGCGGCAAATCCTGTAGGGTTTGTTCAGTCATGAAATCTCCTTGATTTTGTCCAGAAAAGTGCGCAGTTGGCGGGTATGGTCGAGGCAGAGGGTAATGTTCTTGTCACCGACGGCGATCTGCAGGTCCCCGTTCGAAAACATGCCGGCAACAAATTTTTCAACAGCAGGATCTTGGGTGAGCGGCGACGCCGGCGGCGGCGAAGCCTCAGCTGCAGGTTTTGCCCCGGCTGGCCTCTTCAACCGCTCTTTCAGTTCGTCGTACGTTTCACGTGGCGCTGCGGTAGAGGAGCGGAATTTTGCGAATGGATTCGCGAAGGCTATGGCGGCCGCCGAGGGCCCTACGGCCGGCGACTTGACGGAACGGACAAGCGGCGCTTCAGTGAGCGGCTTCCCGAGTGCATTGGGCGACGTCCCTCCGCCTCCTGAATCGAATGGCGTGAATCGTTCGTCGACCACCATTCCCTTGAGCGAAAAGTGAAGCAGCCCGGATTCATCTTTCAGCTTGATGATGAATCCGTTCTCCAGGGCAGGCTTGAGGAATGCGCTTACGTTCCCTGGCGGACAATCCATCACCGCCCCCAGGGCTACCGTCGGCATTGGCCCATCGAGCATTGCTTGGGTCGCTTGTGCCACTTTGGTACCCGGGCGCGGGGTGTAGGTGTTGTCGGTCACTATTGATCCTCTACGGTCTGTTGGGGTTCAGTGCGGCAAGCGAAAGGAGATTTCCTTCGGCTTGTTCAGGCTTTTCACCGCGCCGCCAAGGAATCCGCGGGCAAACTCGTCGCCGCCAGTGTCGCGAATGAGCAGGACCAGGACGGTCGCCAGCGCAGTCACAAACGGAAGGCGATCGGCCGCCGACAGTGGGATGACGTTGGCGCCGACGAGATTCAGCGCCTTGTCCATTAGGTCTTTTTCGCCGCTCTCGTCTGGCGCGCCGCCTTGCATGCATCTGTCGCAAACAGGCTTCATCATGGCGGTTTCTTCGCCGCAGCCGGCACACACAATTTTTGGTCCGTTCATAGGGATTCCCTCGCTTATTAGTTATTTCGCCATCATGCGGATGGCACGCTTTATCGCGACCAGTGGGTGATAGCCACAGCTGCGGTAATACCGGAACAGGTAGAAGAAGGTCATAAGATGACTCCGAAGCGATCGAGGGACGGCTTTGGCGACTTCCGCAGGATCTCGGCGGCGCCCGGGCTCAGCACGCAGGTTTTCTTCCCGGTGGTCGGGTCCCTGAAGAAAAAAACACAATCTTCGGTACCGAAGAATTCGAGCATCCAGGCGTTCATCTCGTCGCGGAATTCTTGGGTAACCAAAACCCTTTCCGAGAGCGTCATCCGTGGGCGGACGCAAAGCGAGCTGACCCGGATGACCATGCCGGAATAGAGAAACGGCGTTGGGCTGGATTGCGCGATCATCAGCGCGATTGCCCGCGGGTTTGCGGACATCGGCGTCGGGCGAGGCCTACGCATGGGTCAGTGCTCCCTCGATCAACACCAGCACGGCGATCAAGACCAGGCAGACGGCCGGATGGCGACCCAGCCAGTCGTTCGGATTGAAAAGGGTTTTCACGCGCGCACTCCCATTGCTTTGGCGGCCAGTTCCATTAATGCATCGAACTCGGCCTCGTTATTCGGCATGCCGTGTTCGGCCATGATGTGGTTGAAGCGCTCGCCGGCTTCGTAGTCGCCATTGATCTGGGCGAGGACCATGCGGCGCAACAGCGGATACCAGTCGGCGTGCTTGCGGCGCTCATCCGGTACAGGTTCGGCGATATTGATCTGGGCGATCGCGGCGCGGGCTGCCTTGATGGATTCCAGCGCTTTATCGAGGGATATGACCGGATCCGGCATGGTCTTCGAGTTCATGTGCCCGCCTCCAATTGCCGCTCTTCGTCCTGCAGCTTTTTGAGGGCGCCGGCAAAGACCGGATCCCGCCGAATACGCATTGCATGCAGGCGATCACGAAAGACATCACGCTCCGACTGTGAAATCAAGAGTCCGCGGAAGTAAGCCCGAAGAACACCCCATGTCGCGTAGTAGTCGCACTTTTCGCCAGTGCGGTCGTAGTTAGCCAATTCTTCTTCGATGAATTTGAGCGCGGCGTGTCGCGAACGGGCTATAGATCTCTTTATTGTCGAGTTCACGCTAGAGGCCCTCCCGCAGGTCGCGCTCGCGCCTTTCCTGCTGCCACTCTTCATCCGTCATCGGCTCAATGTCGTCGTATGTTCGACCGAGTATTTCGCGCCCGCAGCGGGTGCAGAAATACAGCGCCTTCGGGTGGAAATCGGGCGTGTTGTAGTGGTGGCCTCGGAGCCAGCAGAACGGCAGCATCAACGTCTGAGCCACTCTCCGGTAGGTCAGCATGTCGCACCTCCTGGCAAATTGAAGGCGGCGCCATGCTTCTTCAGGTCGGTAATGATTTCGCCGGCCATTGAAACCATGGATCGCGCGTTGTCGTAGGCATCGCGGATACAGGTCCTATGCCAGGCATGCAGCCCGACATTCTTCGCCGATTGCGGATAGCGGCCGTCCCAGCCGGAGCGCTTTTGGACGATCGACCAGACAGAGGACTCGAAACGCTCTATCGGCATGACGCGGCCGCGCGTGGTGGCGGCTGTCATGCTGCATCTACCGTTTCAACGACCTTGCCGTTCTTGGAAATCTCGTACGCTGTGAAGCCTTGGGACCGGGCGTACACATGGCATTCGTCGGCGGTGTAGAACACCCCGCGGCATACCTCCCCTGTCCTGGTATTTTTTATTGCCAACATTCCCGCCTCCGTCAGTTAATACTGCTTACGGAGGAAAGTATAGAGAGTCTATACTGCAAGCGTCAAGGAAAACTATACCATCGAAACGAGGTTTTTATGACTGGCTAGTCAGTTAGATACGGAAGGGGGAAAGAAAATCGGGCTCTCGGCCGATGGCGCGTTACGGCTTTGTCGGCGGCTGTTCTATCGGCCGCGGTTGATGGTCGATGAAAATCGGCGTATTCGGGGGTGCTGCGTCGCGTGTGGCGTCCAGCGCGGCGCGGATGTCCTGAGCTGTCGAACCTGGTGCAACGGAGATATACAGGACCTGCGGCGCGTCTTCGCGTAGACCGGCGGCCAGCACGGCATTGAGCATTTCGCCAAATCCAACGCCCGCTTCCGCTGCCCGGTGCTCGATTTCGTCGATGAGCATTGGTGGCGCCCAGCGTTTTATTGCGGTCTGACGATCCAACCAAGTGCGAATGGCTCGGATCATCTCCGAATTCATTGAGCGGTCTTCATACTCGGCGGCCTCCTCGACTTGCTCGCGCATGCCCTCAGGGAAGCGAAGGTTAAATTTGTCTTGCTCCTTGGCTGGCGTCGTTGTTTTTGTTGCTTTCATCCGGCGAAGAATACTGGCGGGGAGCCATAAATAAAATGGTGGCACCGTGACATTATCTCGGCGCTCTTTGTGATAATGTTTCTAATGGGAAATATTAACAGGCAAAAGCCTGATATCGTTTCCTTACAGGAATCAAGGGTCTGGGAGGCCCGAATAAGACAACACGGAGATCAGTATGAGCAGCACTGGCAGCACGAAGCAGAGAATCATCGGGACATTTTCAAACTTCCGCGGGGTAACCGTTTCATTCGAAGAGGGTGAGGCGTGCGACTACCTGCGCATGAGGGCAGCGCAGGTGGCATCGCTTACGCTTATTACGAGCGGCCCTGGCTTCGACGCATGGAGCGACGTAGTAAAGGACAATCTTCGATGGCTGCTATCCGGGCTCGCTGAAGAGGTCGAGGCCGTTATCCCGATCGCGCTACATGAAGCGCAGCACGAAGCCGGTCAGTCATGCACTAGATCAGTTGCAGTAGGTAGAGACGGAGGCGCCGACCGGGGTTGAGACACAGCGCACGCCAGTCGGGCGTGTGGCATTCGTGATCGATCGGCCGAAGCTTCCAAGGGCATGGCCGATCGCCATATCCCGAGCAGCCTGGTCTGAGGCATCTTGTTGCTGCAGCGCCTGGACCTGTTGATGGCGGTCCTTTTCGCGGTCCGCCAAATACTGAAGGCGCTTCTCCGACCAGAGGTATTCAAATTCATCTCGCTTGATGTCGCCGCGCTCCAGTCGAGAGGCGAGCAATACCCGGTAATTGCGCAGGGACTGGTAGCGGTAATCGTTGGGGAAAATGGCCTTTGCAAGGTCGGCCATGTCCTTGGCGAACATCATCTCGGTAATTTCCCCTTTGTCGAGTCGCTGTTCCAGGACGCTCGCCATGGAATCAAACTCTTGCGTCGCATCCGCGTGCGCGACACCAGCTGTCGCCACGCATACCCCGAGAACCAGCGCCCGCACATATCGCTTCATGTCTCCCTCCGCTTGTTATTTTAAACTCGTTCGCTCTGCTTGTAGATTACCCGGCCGACCAGAATGCATGAGTCGTCCGCGCACTCCTTGTCGGGGAATCGCCGTTTATCCGGATTGTCTGATGTCAGCCACCATTTGCCGGCGTTGCGCGTAAGGCGCTTGATGACATACTCACCCTCATAATTGACAGCGTACACGTCGCCATCCCGGGGCTCGGCGTCCGCGACGTTGATGACGACAATGTCGCCCGCGAACAGAGACGGTTCCATGCTCGGGCCCCGGACCCCCACCGCGAGCAGCTTTTCCGCCTTATATCCCTTTTGGTCTAGCCAGTCCTGCCGGAAGAAGATCGGGTTCCCGTCCCCCGTCTCTGGATCGATCGAGAACCCAGCAATGCCCGCTGAGAGGCGTATCTTAACCTTCCTGATTTCGGCAATGTCCGCGTGATCCAGGGCGCCGTGAACACCTACGATGGTGGTGGCGGGCACTACATCAGTCGAGCGGCGGCCGAAGGACGTCCGACGCTCTCGCGCTTCTCTGGCGTTGCTGGCTTGGTCTATCAAATGGTCGTAGCTGGTCGTAAATACATCAGCGGGAAGCGCGACACCCGTAATTTTGCTGATGGCCCGCAGCTGTTCAATACTCGGCTGATGCTTTCCCAATTCCCAATGCGAAATATTGCCCTTTGTATGGCCGCGCTCCGTCCCGAGCTCTAGAGAAAGCTTTGCCCCCAGATCCGCCCCGGATAGTCCTGCGCGTTTTCTAGCGTCGCGAATCCATGTCGCGATCGTGTCTTGTATATCCATGACGCGATCGTATAGAGGAACTAAACGCATAGGGGATAGAATTTCTTGACTATGATGTATAGATAAACTAGACTCGCTGTACCGTGTATCAACAATACTCATGAAATGACTCCCGAATTGACTCCCGAACTGACTCCTGAACAAGCGATTGACAAAGCAATCGAGGTATTCGGAGCGCTGCATGTGCCAGGCGGCCGCCGGTCGATGGCGCTGTTCGCAAAACACCTCGAAGTGACGAAAGGCGCGGTCGGGCAATGGTCGCTGCCGGGCAGGCGCGTGCCAGCAGAGCACTGTCCCGCGATTGAGGGAGCAGTGAACGGCGCGGTTACGTGCGAGCAGCTACGACCAGACGTCGACTGGGCTGTTCTCCGCAATTCGGAAGCAGGCAAACCGCATTACGGCCGGCGGAAGGAAGACCAGGCGGCGCCGACGCGGCGAAAGACCGATCGGACCCTCGGTTAATTCAGTCTCGTCGTCTAGAGGCAGGCGAGACGAAAGAAGGACGCGGTATTTGCGTAGGCATGGTGAGGCTCCCCGTATGTATTAATTATAAAAACGGCAACACTATTCCAGCATAGATTGTAATTGGCAAAAGAACAAGAAGTTTTGAGTATCATCAACAGGGCGGGGACATGACGGCCGAAGAAATCAAAATCGCTCGGGCGCTGCGGGAGGTGAACATGCCTTTTGCGAGCAAGACCAAAAGCATTGTTCTCGTGATCGCACTGCAGGCTCGCACCCACCCCGACAAAGACCTGACACCGGCTCAGCGATCCGCAATGGTCAGCATCGCCTTGAAGTACCGGCGGCAGCTCGCCGAAGAGGTCGTGACGCTTGCGCAGACTATGAAGGCTGAGGCTGCATGAAAGCCTGGAACAGCACATTCAACGCAAGCACCAAGTCGATGAAGCGATCGGCGTTCGGGCCGAGCGTCAAGCCGCTGGGGCAAGGCGCAAAGAAGATGCGGGTCAAGCGCCGCATCAAGGCCGACTCCATTTTCCGGTCCGAGGCGTATCTGGCGGCCGTACGTTCTTTGCCGTGCGTCTGCTGCGGCGTCAACCTGCGCACCCAGCCCGCGCACTCCAACCAGCTGCGGTTCGGCAAGGGGCGGAGCATCAAGGCATCCGATGCAACGGCGATCGCGCTATGCGCGGACGGCCCCGGTTATGTGGGCTGTCATCTCCAACACGATCAAGGCGGGCACCTGAAGAAGGTGGACTGGTGGTCGTTTGAGTACAAGCACATATGCCTGACCATCATCGCCCTGGTCAAAGCCGGCAAGCTCGTCGGCGGCGCTGTTTTGCTCACCGTTCCTGCGGTCGTGACTGACTGGGAAGCCACGTCTGTTTATCTCATCTCGCTGATCGAAAGCGGTCAATTGAAGGTGGCGAATTGAGCATAGAGGCCATGCAGTGGGCATTTAACCAGCACATCAAACCGTCATCGGTGAAGTTCGTCCTGGTGTCGCTCGGCGATAACGCGCAGCACGATGGACTAGCCTGGCCCTCTATCGCGGCACTGAGTCAGAAGACCGGACAGGACCGGAAAACAGTCATCGCGGCTTTAGACAAACTCGAATTGATGGGCTATCTGGCGGATAGCGGAAGGCGCACCGGGAAGACAGGACAAGTGAAGGTCTACAAATTCAACTTCACCCGTACTAAGGATGCCGAAAGCGGAACGGTTCCGAAAACGGAACAGTTCCAGAATTCCCAAGAAACAGTACCGAAATCCCCCGATAACAGTACCGTTTTTCCCGCAAAGAGTACCGAAAACGGTACACGGAACCCACAAGAACCCAAAGAGGAACCCAAAGGGAACCCTCAGGCCGCTTCCCGCGGGAAGCGGCTGCAGGCGGAATGGCTTTTGCCAAAAAAATGGGGTGAATGGGCACTGGCGGAATACCCGGGATGGGATGCCGACAAGGTGCGCACCATTGCCACCGTGTTCAAAAACTATTGGATAGCCAAATCCGGAAAGGACGCCACCAAGGTCGACTGGTTCGCCACATGGCAGAACTGGTGCATCAAGGAGGCCGAGAAGTCGCCCAACGGCGGCAAGGCTGTTGGCGAGGACGGCGCCGAATGGTGGAAGTCGAACACGCTGATCGACAAGAAGGGCGCCGCGCTCGGCCTGGAACAGGGCGCCGATGAGCTGTGGCCGCACTGGAAAGATCGCGTCTTCATTGCCGCCGGCGAGGGTCCATGGCTGGAGCTGTTACCGCAGGGGGCGCGCACCGAAGGATTCAACGGTGCCGGCGGTGCAGCAAAAGGCTCGCTCCGTTCATTGCTTCCCAAGATACCTGGCAGATCGGCGGGGGCATGACGAAGGTCGGGCACCAGGCGCAAGCCGAATACAAGGCCGGCTACCGGTACGGACTGACCGGCGGGGAGGAACCAAAACATGAAAAAGGCAAATCGTTCTGGCTCGGGTGGACCAACGGGCAGGCGGAGCGGCAAGAGAATGACAAAGCAAAAGCGGGATGACCGGCACAGATGCGAAGTGCGGCACGTCCTGAAGCTGCGTTGCGAAAGCCTGGAGCGCAGTCAGAAATTTCTCGACGCTGCTGAAAAGCGGCGCGGCAAGGAAGCCGTCCAGCAGCTGAGAGACGACTGCAGCGCGCAGTGGCAGCGAGGTAACCGGGGTGACTGGGGAGTGTGGCGCTAAAACGGGAGGCGTGATGGTGACACTGATTGTTGCAGCGGTAGTGACGGCGGTTTTGGTGGCCGCGGCGGTCTGGGCTGGCTCGAAGCTGGACGAGGAAGACTTCGATGGCGCATGGCCCTGGCAAGACGACAGCTTCAATTAAAAACAACCAATCGGCTTAGACCGTTGATCGCGAGGGAAATTGGCTATGGGCTTTTGGGGAGGGTTTGCCATGTTCGATCGTGAAGATTTTCCCGAGGGGATGGAGGTCATCACTCCGTCCGGCCGGCGCGCGATTGTGGTCAAGCAATTATCCGGAGCGAGCAAGTTTGACCCGTTCAGCCGCGTGACATGTCGTTACGTGGGTGGCGGACCGAAAGACCTGGTGACATTGCAACCGCACCAACTGAAGAAGGCAGGGAAGCAGCAGGAGCAGAAACCGGCGTCGCCGGCGCAACTGAACCTGTTTTTTGCGTAGGACCAACCAAGGGAGCATCACTCATGAATTTGAATACCAAAGACACCCTCATGAAAGACCAATGCGCCGAAGCCCGCGAGCAGACCGTTGAAGAAACGATCAACGCGCGCATCGAGCAGTACAACCGGCAGATCGCGAATCTCATGGCGATGAGAGACAGCACGCCATCTCAAATATTGGCGCAACCGATTCATCGCTTCGAGCGCCTTTACGGCTCGCTGTTCGGCAACCGTCCTTTCTAAAGCAGGAGAAGAAGCCGGCCACGCCGGTGCAGCTCAACCTGCTATTAGCGTAGCAGTACAACCAAGGGAGATATCGATGGATAAGTATGAATACGAACAGGCGACTCGGCTGGGCAGCCTGGCTTCGATGGCGATGGACAGGCAACAATCGGCCCACGGTGCCGGAATGGTGGATCAAATATCGGCGCAAACGCCACAACCGCCGGTTTCGATTCAGCTTGATCGGCTCGCTTCGCTGATCGGCGTTGCGCACACAGAGCTTGAGCAGCTTACGAAGAGGCTGGATCCGGCTCTTGACCCGAAGGCAAACCCGGAAAAGACGCCGCAGCCCGAGCAGATTGCATCGTGCCAGCTCGAGCGGCGCGTCATCGATGCGGTCGAGCAGGTCACGGAGTTGGTCCGCCGCATGAGGATGGTGCAGGACGCGCTCTGCATCTGACGTCACGCATCGCGCGCGTGCGCGCATTTGCAACGATTTTCAACGCAGTACCAACCAGGGAGAAGTCCATGAGTGACCAAGCAATCGAGCAGGAAATCCAGATCAAGGGCCTGACCGCGCCGCGCATCACGCCGGCCGACATCGAGGCGAATATCCAAGACTGCTACTACTTCACCGGCAAGGATGGCGCGATGGGTGCGCTGGAGCCAATGACGCAGTTGACCGGCTACCACAAGCAACTTGAGCTGCTGACCTTTTGCGTGCTGGTGCTGAAGAATGGCTTCACCGTCACCGGCGAGTCGGCATGCGCCAGCCCGGAGAACTTCGATGCCGAGATCGGCCGCAAGATCGCTCGGCAGAACGCCGTGCAAAAGGTTTGGCCGCTGATGGGCTACGAGCTGCGGAGCAAGTTGGCAGCGGACGCGCGCAGGCCGAATCCTGCCAATGGTGCGCCGAATCCTGCCGGACACAACCCGGTCGCGTAATCGAGAACAGCGCCTGGCCGTGAGCCGGGCGCATTGCAACCACAAGGGAGAAAACGATGAAGATCAAAGAACTCAAGGCCCGCATCCGGCTCGCATGGCAGATCCTGAAAGGCCGGGACGGCAACCTGGTGCGTCATACCGAATCCGAATTGGCGGCGATGGGTTATTTCGACGGGGATGAGATGAATGCCGCTATGGCAGAAGACTTGCTGGCCTTGATGCGCACCTTCAGCACTCAGGGACATAGCGGGTTCAGTGCCAGCTTCTGTCGATCGCTGTTCGCGAAGGCTGCAGCATTCGAGCCACTCGGGCCGCTGACAGGCGCAGATTCGGAGTGGGGCGAAGCCTACTGCATGAAAGGCACGCAGCAGAACAGGCGGTGCAGCCGCGTATTCCGTGATGCTGACGGAAACGCTTACGACATCGACGGTGTGGTCTTCGAAGAGCCGAGCGGCGGCCGATTTACAGGAATCCACAGCCACGTACCAGTGACATTTCCATACATTCCGAAGACCGTTGTCGCTAAGGTTGCTGACGACGCGACGGATGAAGACAAGCGGCTGGCCGCAGATCTGGTGCTGGCAGCAGTCTAAGCGCCGGCGGCTCGGGCAGTAACGCACCACACACCAAAGGGAGAGAAGGATGTTCGGGAAATAAAGAATGATGCTGGCGGCAGCGGTGGGGATGGCGTTTGCCGGGCTGGGTTCGGCCGTGGCAGCTGCGCCCAGACTGCTGTCGAAGACGCTGGCGCCGAGCGCGACCATGGGTTCGAGCCTGGTCCGTCTGAGCGCAACAGGAAAGCGTAAGGGTGGCACCGTAGCGCAGCAGAAGCGCGCGGCCCAGAAGAAGCGCAACCAGGTACGCCACAAAGCGGCCTGCAGGGGGTAAGCGTGTCCGGCATTCGATGGGATGAAAGCCAGCTCGCCGCGTACGCCACGCGGCGGGCTGCGCCGGCAAAGACGCCCGAGGAAGAAAAAATCCTTCGCGCCCACAAGGCGACCAAGCGATTCCAGGCATTAGGCCGCATACCCAGCGGGACGATGAACAAGACCGAGCGGGCATATTCCGAGCGACTGGAAGAGCAGAAGGCAAAGGGCGAAATTCTCGATTGGAGGTTCCACCCGATGAATGTCCGACTGGCCGAGGACACGTTCTACCGGGTCGACTTTCTGGTGCTGCATGCGGACATGGTGCTGGCCATCCACGAAATAAAGGGCGAGTACACCACGGAAAAGGGGCAGACAAAGATCAAGCTGTGCGCTGAAGCCCTGCCGTGGTTCCGTTTTTACAAGTGCATCAAGCTGTCGAAGAAGAACGGCGGCGGATGGAAGATCGAGGAATTTTCAGCATGAGCAATGAGCAGAACGAACAACGCTTTTGGCTGGTGTGGAGCCCCTCCGGTGCCATGCCACCGAAGTTTAAGCATTACAACGAGGACGGCGCCACCTACGAGGCCGCGCGGCTGGCAAGAGCGCATCCGGGTCAGACGTTTGTCGTTCTGGAAGCAAAGACCGCCAGGCGCTGCGACAACATGGTCGTGATCGATTACACGAAACCGGAAGAACCACCGTTCTGACCGGCCAAATGTCCGGCGATAGGTCGGCCGGGCGGTATTGTTCTATAGAGAGGAAGAAAAATGAAAATCAGTGAGGCATTTACCAATTTGGACCGCGACGTCGTTAAGTATTTGAAGAGTCTCCCAGGCAAGCAGATCCCGAATAGCGTGCTGGCAAAGCATTTCGACGTTGAGGAAGCGGAGATGCGCCAGGCGATCGAGCGCCAGGTGAAGGCGAAGAAAATCCGTACGGAGGTCGTAAGCGGCCGTCGGAAATTCTTCGTGCCGGCGGATACGCCGATCGAGTCGCCAGCATCGTTCAGTGAACCGCGCCGCGACATGAAGGTTTATGTCCCGCCTCAGCCGATGATGGAGTTGTATGCGCGGATCCGGCAGGAGCGCGAGGCCTATCCCAGCAAGTTCGAACATTAACCGGGGGACTCAATGAAGAAGAAACTGATCGTGATGGTTGTGGCATACGCCTACGGCATGCCGGCGCGCGATCGCAAGGCGGACCCGAGCAGCCGCATGGCGTTGGCTCAGCTCTGGCGTGAAGGCAGGTCATGATCGGGCAGATCATCATCGCCATTTGCGGCGTGACGGCCATATGGCTGGCAAATGACACTGATCCGCGTCGACGTCGTTTCGCCTGCCTGTTTGGCCTGGCAGCGCAGCCAGCATGGTTCTATGTGACGTGGACAGCCGGGCAGTACGGGATTTTCGCGCTGTCCCTTCTATATACATGGAGCTGGTACCGCGGGTTTCGGCGGGACTGGATGAAGTGATGAAGAAGAAACCAGGGCAGCCGGCCATCCCGACTCGCCCTATGCCCCCCGAAGGCATGGGCGAGGACAAACCTGTATACCTGCCGGCGCCGGAAGTCCTGCAATGGGCAAAGGAGAACATCCTGGTCGAAGGCAGCCCGCTCTACAACCCGGAGCACAGCCACCTCGAATTCGCCCATCTGGAATTTCTGTGGGCGGCCGAGGAATACAAGCGTCAGATGCGCCGCATCATCGGCCTGACGGAAGAGATCACATTCCGGTGTGGCGCGTGGACCAAGGGCCGGCAGGAACAGCAGATGAGGGAATGGTTCGGCGACGTGCCCGCGTACGTGATCACGCTGGACGCGAATTTCTGCGCATTCTGCTCCGACGCCGAGTTTTGCGCGCTGGTCGAGCATGAGCTGTATCACATCGGGCACAAGCGGGATGAGTTCGGCCTGCCCGCATTCACCCAGGAGGGCCTCCCCAAGCTCGGGATCCGCGGCCATGACGTGGAAGAGTTCATCGGCGTGGTCCGTCGGTACGGCATTGGCCAGCCGGAAGGCGCCGTAGCGCAGCTGGTGCAGGCGGCAAAGCAGCGGCCGGAAGTCGCCCTGGTGAACATAGCGCAGGCCTGCGGTACCTGCATGTTGAAAGCCGCATAACAGGAGAAAGTGATGAGCGAAGTGATGATGCCGGTCCGCAGCGAACACACAAACGCAATGCTTGGTGCGCCGAAGGACTGGAACCCAGAGCAGGAAGGCGAGTGCATTGGATTGCCGGTGCATCGCGACCAGCAAAACAACGTATTTTTGTCGTTCTGGCAACCGAGTGAACAGGACATCGCCAACATTCTCGCGGGCGTGCCTATTCGCTTGACCGTGTTCGGTGGCGGGCACCCGCCGGTGGCGATCGCGGTAACCGACTCCATCGACTGAACGCTTTTACCCGACTTAGACGACTGAAAAGCTGTGGCGGCACTCAAAGACAACGTGAAATCCTTTATCGTGCAAGCCCTTGCATGCTATGACACGCCGTCGCAGGTGGCTGAGGCTGTCAAAGAGAAGTTCGGCCTGGTCGTTACCCGTCAACAGGTGTCGGCATACCACCCGGAACACGCCGTCGCGAAGTGGCTATCGAAGCGCTGGAAGGATCTTTTCGCCGAAACACGGAAGAAATTCCTTGAAACGACCAGCGAAATCCCGATCGCCAACCAGGCAGTTCGATTGCGCGTATTGCAGCGATCGCTCACGACAGCAGAAACGCGCGGCAATATCGCCATGGTGCTGCAGATCCTTGAGCAGGCATCGAAAGAAGTGGGCGGCAGCTTCACTAATCGGCGCGAACTGACCGGTAAGGATGGCAAGGACTTGGGCCCGGCAACCGGCGTGCTGGTCGCTCCGGCGCCGGCCGCATCGGATGAGGCGTGGGAAGCGCAAGCATCGAAGGGCAATGGCAGCGCTGGTTAAGAAGGTATGGGAGCCACTCCCGGGCAGCCAGGTCCTGATGATGACATGCCCGATATTCGAGGCATTACTCGAGGGCACGCGGGGCGGCGGCAAGACCGACACACTACTGATGTCGTTCGCCCAGTACTGCGGCCGCGGATTCGGTGAGAACTGGCGCGGGGTCCTGTTCCGTTTGAGCTACCCGCAGCTGGCCGACGTGGTGGCCAAATCCAAGCGGTGGTTCTACCAGATCTTCCCTGGCATCAAATTCAATGAATCTGAGTATTACTGGAAGTGGCCTACGGGCGAGATGCTGTACTTTCGCTACGGCCACACTGAAGACGACTATTGGAACTACCACGGCCACGAATATCCATGGCTCGGTTTTGAAGAGTTAACGAACTGGCGAAGCCTGTCATTTTATGAATCGATGCATTCAACGTGCCGTTCGTCGTCCCCTGGCATGCCGCGGATGGTGCGCGGCACATGCAATCCATATGGCGTCGGGCACGGTCCAGTAAAGGTGCGATTCCGGCTCGGGAATGGCGGCGTGCCGTCTGGCGTGGTGATCCGGGACGACGGCAAACCGCGCGTGCGCATCCATTCCAGCATCTACGAAAACAAGATCCTGCTGGCCAATGACCCGGAATACATCGCCACGCTGGAATCACTGAAAGACCCGAACCGGCGCAAAGCGTGGCTTGAGGGCGACTGGGAAATTCACGTTGGTTCGTTCCTTGAGAAGGTCTGGGATCCGAAGCGGCATGTGGTTCAACCGTTTCCCATCCCCGCTTCCTGGAAGGTTTGGAAATCGTTGGACTGGGGCTATGCGGCACCGTATGCCGTGTATTGGTTCGCGATGGACCCGGACGGCTGCATTTACTTGTGGCGCGAGATGTACGGCGCCGGCGAGAAGGAAGGCACCGGTTCCAGGGAGACTGCCGCTGAGGTAGCGAAGAAGATCAAGCGGGTCGAGGAACGCGACGAGCGGATGGGTTACGAATACCGCATGAACCTGGCTGACCCGTCCATTTTCTCGAACAGCGGGGCCGATCGGTCAATCGGGCAAATATTCAGGGATTGCGGCGTGCGCTGGCAGGAAGCATGGAACGCCAAGGGATCGCGTATCAACGGCGCGCAAGAAATCGTCCGCCTGCTCGATGAAAATAAACTGAAGGTGTTCAGCAGCTGCAAGCATTGGCTGCGCACCGTGCCGAGCATTCCGCCTGACCCGATCAAACTCGAGGACGTCGACACCGACGCGGAAGACCACGCATGGGATGCAACCAGGTATGGCGTGATGCGACGCCGGCGCGCACCGGATGAAGGACAAAAGTCCGGAGAGGACCAGGAAGACGTATATAAAGACGAAACCGGTAACCACTACCTGCCCGTACCCCAATGAACATCGAAAACCAGACACCAGACGAACAGAAGCCCGTGCTAAAAGATCGCCCGCAGGAGACGGACGCCCTGGCCAAGGAATGGAAAGACCGGGTAGCGAAAGCCCGCAAGAGCTGGGACAAATTCCATAAGCGCGTCCGGCACAATAGAAAGCTGGTGGCGGGTTTCAATTGGGGGGGCGATCCCGACGCGTCCGAATTCTACGTGCACCGGGCAAACCTGATCCACGGCACGATTACCGCCATCCTGCCCAATATCTACGCGCGCAACCCCGAAATGTCGGTCACGGCAAACCATGAAGGGCGCGACCTCAAGCTGCTGTGCAAGACCATCGAGAAAGTAACGAACCGCCAGCTGGAGTCGGCCAAACTGAAGAAGCGGGCAAAGGCGACGGTCCGGGCCGCGCTGACCGTCTCGTTCGGGGTTGTGAAAGTGATGTACCAACGGGACATCAAGACCGATCCGATCATCAAGGGCCGGATCCAGGACACGCAGGACAATATCCAGCGCGTCGAAGCGCTGATGATGCAGTTGGAAGACCCGCAGGAGCGGGCCAACCAGGAACTGGCCAAGGCCGAGCTGGAAGAAACGCTCAAGGGACTGCAGGAAAACACCGAAGTATCAGCCGCCGAAGGCCTGGTCATTGATCGGGTGCTGACCGAGCACCTACTGCTCGACGATCAGCTCGCTGAGTTCGATGATTACCCCGATGGCGACTTCATGATCCATTGCATCCCGATGCGCAAGTCCACTGCGGAAGGCATTTACGGGTACAAGCTGGACGGCGCCACGGCGTACAAGCTGGACGGCGATCGGGAAACCGGCGGCAAAGTCTTTTCCGGGGCTACGCAGGCGACGGCCGACACACAGATTTGCATCCTGGAGATCTGGGACAAGCGCAGTCAGCGCGTATTTACCACCGCCGAAGGCCTGGACTTCTGGATCAAGGAGCCCTTCTCACCCAAGACGATGGGCGAGCGCTGGTATCCGTTCTTCGCGCTGCCGTTCCAGCAGGTCGACGGCCAGGTCATCGGCCCTTCCCTGGTCGACCTGACCGAACGCCTGCAGAAAGAGCACAACGACACCCGCGACAAGGAAAACGCGCATCGCGACTTGATCAAACCGGGCTGGGTCGCGGGTTCGGACGTCAACGAAAAGACCGTCAAGCGATACCAGGACTCGGTGCTGGGCGAGATCACCATTTTGGATTCGGAGGGTAAGCCGATCCAGCAAATGATCATGCCGAAGCAGCACCCGCAGATGGACCCACAGGTCTACGACACCAGCAAAGTGCGGTACGACTGGGAACAGGTATCCGGCATGCAGGACGCGGCGCGCTCGAGCGTGGTGAATGCCAAGACAGCAACCGAAGCCAGCATCATGCAGCAATCGCTGTCCGGCCGGGTGTCCGAGTTCCGGGACCAGGTGGAAGACTTCCTGCAGGAGATATCGCAGTATTCAGCGCAGATCCTGCTGCAGGAGCTCACGCCGCAGCAGGTCGAACGCATCATGGGCCCGCACAAGACGGGACCGATCACAGGGCCCGGCGGCATGCCGATTCCCGACCCGGCCACAGGTGAGCCATTGACCGGCATTATCGAGCCGGCATACGACTGGCCGGAGCTCTCCCGCGAAGAAGTGTTTGACATGGTGCAGCTGCAGATCCGCGCCGGCACGACAGGCGAGCCCGACAAGCTGGAACAGCAGGAAACATGGATCAAGCTGATGCCGGTCATTCAGCCGCTGATCGTGCAAATCATGCAAATACAGGGAAACGGCGGGGATGCAGGCCCGTTGATCGCCTTGCTGAAAGAAACCGTTGTGCGCTTCGACGAGAAGGTGGACGTCGAACAGTTCATACCGAAGAAGCCGGCACTTCCACCACCGCCGGCGCCGGGCGCCATGCCAGGCGCCGGCCAACCAGCATTGCAAGCAGCAGCTTAATCACCCACCAAGGAGCATAACGACATGGCACGCGAGGACATGATGAACGAGCTGACCGGCGAAGAATCGGCAGACACCACCACCAACACCGGCACAACCGAGTTGCCGCCGGCGGGCGTCGGCGATCCTGGCACCGGTACCGACACCGGCGACACGACGGCGGCGCCGGGATCCGAGACGCAGAAAGACAATGCGGAACCGAAGCCGGACCCGCGCGCGGGCACGAAGGCGCTGCTGGACTCGCTGAGCGAACCCGATCCCAACGCGGCGGCGCGCGGACCGGATGGCAAATTCCTGCCGAAGGCCGGCGAGCAGCCGATCGACACCTCCAAGCCTGATCCCAAATCCGAAGTCAAGCCGGAAGCAAAACCCGGCACGCCCAAGACCGCCGAGCAGGAAGCCGAAGACCTGATCAAGGAAATGGGCGTCAAGTCCGAGCGAGGCCAGGAGCGCATCAAGCAGGTATTTGCCAAGGCGAAGGAAGCGGAGAGCAAAGCCACCCAGCTCGAAGCCGACATTACCGAGTTCCGGGAAATGGTCGTCTCCACCGGCATGACAGCGGAAGAGTTCGGGCAAACGCTGGAGTTCGGCCGGCTGCTGAAGACCGGCGACGAGAAATCGCTGCGCACCGCGCTGGAGATGGTGGACCAGCAGCGTGAACTGATCTGCAAGCAGCTCGGCATTGAAGCGCCAGGCGTGGATCCGTTGGCCGACTTCCCGGAACTGAAGAAGTCCGTCGACCAGATGGAAATGAGCCGGGCCGGCGCGTTGGAGCTCGCTAAATACAAACGCCAGGAACAGTCCCGCCAGCAGGTCCAGCAATCGCAGCAGCAAAGCCAGCAGGAAATGCAGCAGTTCCAGCAGCAGCTGGACGCGGCGCAGCAAGCCGCGGCGGCGTACTTCGTCACGCGCAAGGACGAGGCGGACTACCCGGCCAAGCTGCAGCGCATTCAGCAGTACTTCAAAGATCCTGCCAAGGTGAATGAATTTATCTCGACCTTCGAGCCGAAACAATGGTTCGGGCAGATCAAATTCATGTACGACAACATGTCCGTTCCGGCGGCGCCGCGGGTGCAGCAGAATCAATTGGCGCGATCGAGTCAGATGATGCAGGGCACGCGTCAGGCAAACACCCAAGCGTCGACGACTGACCGCCTGATGGGTCATCTGGACAATATGGGAATCTGATCACGCATCGAACAGTGTCTCCTCCTTCTTCCTGGTGAAGAAGAAGTTGCCCGGGAACCGAAAGGAACCCGGGCTTTTTTACGCAACAAAACCGAGACAAAAGTGCTTGACAACAATTAAGAGCGCCTATCATTTCGGTCAGCAACACATTTCAGCCTGAATGCGTTGGTGATTAGCCGAACAGCCGGGAGTCGCGCCCCGGCATCATCGAAGCAAACAGTCTGAAATACCACATCGAAAATTTGTCGCTGTACCAGCCGGGGGTCGCGTCCCGGTAGAGCAACGGATTCAGATGCAAGCCGCGTAAGCCTGGCGTCGCGCATGGCACATCAACGAATCCGAAACAGTCAGCCTTGCTTCCTGACGCGATGTGAGTTGGTTCATCCCATCTCATATTTAGGAGCGACAAATGCCTATCTCGGCACCAGACCTGCAAGAGCTCGGCAAGGTATCCCTTGACGAGTACATGCGCAACCTGCCGGTTGATCAAATCGGCGTGGAGCATCCCCTGCTGAAAAAGCTGATGGCAAAGCGCAAGCTATTCCTCGGCGCGAAGCAGAACATCGTCGTCAACGTCCGCAAGTCCTACGACTCGAACTTCGCGTGGGCATACGGTGAGGCGGCAGTCGGCTTCAACAAGCGCAAGACCACTGAACCGGCTGCCTTTCCATGGCGGCGTGCGGTCGACGGTTTCTACATCGACTACGACACGCTGTTCGGCAACGGTATCAAAGTCCGTGAAGGCAAGAGCGGCCAGTTCAAGCTGGAGCAGAACGAAAAAGTCCAGCTGGTCAACCTGATGGACGAGCAGCTCGAGGCCTTCAAACTCGGCTTCGAAGAAAAGCTCGACATCGAGATCCACCGCGACGGCACTGCCAGTGCTGATGCGGTTACCGGCCTGGATGGCCTGATCGCCATTAACCCGCTAGTCGGTACCGTGGGCGGCATCAATCGCGCAACCGCGCTCTACTGGCGCAATGGCTTTCAAACAGCTATTGCCGGCGGCCAGGCGCTTCTCGACGCGATGGAAGCGCAATGGCGCCGTTGCATCCGCAATGGCGGTTCGCCGGACTTCATCCTGGCTGGCTCGGCATTCTGCGATGCGTACCGCAAGGCACTCACCATCACTCAGAACGCGGACGCCGGTTCCGTCAAAAGGATCGACGGTGGCGTGGGACAAGGCGCTGAAACCGGCCTGTATTTCAAGGGTGTACCGATCGTCTGGGATCCGAACTTCGAAACCCTCGATGCATTGGATGCACCGCCCGTGCCTTGGGAAAAGCGCTGCTATTTCCTGAACATGAAGTGGATGGACTTCCGCGACGACGACATGGACATCGTATCGCCCACCCGGCCGCACAACGTGCTGGCGCTCTACCAGATGATCAACCTGCGTCTGGCAATCGTCCTGAAGCGCTCCAACGCGCACTCCGTCCTCGCGATCGCCTGAGTAATTAAGCGATCCTTCCCTGCCGGCTACCAGGTCGGCAGGGTTTTTTTGCAGGCCCACCGCAGTTTGATAACGACATACGAGGTAACCAACATGCCTATTTTGAAACTCTACGGAATTCAAGTGCGCCGCGATGCGCACACCATCACGCCGGTCACCGTGCCGGAACATGAAGTCTCCATCCTGCAAAGCGTCTTCGGCGAAGAAAACGTGCAGAACCTGCGCGGCGAAACGATCGAAGCAACTGGCTTGGATGTCGCCAACGTGGTCGGCGAGCGCGAGTTTGTCGACGAGTTCGAGCGCCTGGCGTCCAAGTACGGCAGCGATGAAAAAGGCGAGCTGATCGTCGAAACGGTATTTGGCAAGAAAGCCGGCAAGGGACTCGATCGCGCAATGGCTGACGCAGCGGAAAAGGAAGTCAAGTTCCCGAAACCCAAGGCTGAAGCCGTCGCCAAGGATCCGGCCGATCCGAAAGGCACCAAGGGCGCATCGAAGACCAAGCCCGTTGACGTCGACAAGGATCCGGCCGATCCGACCGACCCGACCGACCCGACCGGGAAGTAATACCAGCAGCAACGCCAGGAGCAAGTGAATGCCGCAACCGCCAGCCTATGAACGCACCAAGGATTTTGCCGAAAACTTCGGGAATGAAACCGACCATTCGGCGTTAAATACGGAGCTGGATAATGCTGGCAATTCGATTAACGACATTCGCGCGAACCTGGCAATCCTTCAAGCGGACGACGGCAAGCTCCGGCCGGACGTAGTTACCCCGGATTCTGTTTCGCCGGAATTAAAGGACGAGCTGACCCAGGGAATTATTACGGAAGTGCAGACCGCCGTCAGTGAAGTCACATCGATGGTGGCTGTTGCGCAAGCAAAGGCGGATGCCGCGAACGCAAGTGCCTTGGCTGCAGCAGAGATCTATGATCTGTTCGACGATCGATTCCTAGGCTACAAGGCCGCGGATCCGGTGGCCGATAATGACGGAAACGCTCTCCAGGAAGGGGCGATTTACTGGAACACTGTGGCCAAGGTCTTCCGCGTTCGGACTGGCGCCATATTCAAAACCCAAGGGACTGAGGCAACGCTGGTCCCGTATGATGATCCGGTCGCACCCGCCTACCTAAAAACCGTGTCGGATATCATCAACGGGGTACCAGTGTCATTATTCCGCTTCCTCAACCCGGACAGCCACGCGCCGATTATGTCCGGCGCGTTATCTGCTGATGTGAGTGGGAATCTTGAAGAGGCCTTCAATGCCCTCGAACATGGCGGGACGATCTTTGCGCCGCGCGGCAATTACCGGCTGGATTCCGATGCGACGAATACTCACCCCAATGTTAGGCTGGCGGGCGACGGGCGAAACGCATCGAACTTTTACAATTACGGCGCCGGGGACGGCATCGTGTTTTCACCGGCAAATCCAGGCCAGCAGGATAACCTGCTGTTCGGTTGCGCCATCAAGGATCTGTCGATTTCCAGGGCAACCAAGATCCTGACCGGCGCGGCATTGCGCCTGCGGAAAACCGTCAATTTCGTTCTCGATAACGTAAGTCTCGGTGAGCATTTCGAATGCCTATCGCTTGAAGGCGCCCTTAACGGCGCTTATGACAAGCTGATTGCATATTCCGGCACGGTAATTGACGCCTACCTTCCCAATAGTGCTTTTGTTCGAATCAAAGGCTATCCGGTAGTCGACGGGGACCTCTACTTCGATGGGTTTACGCACCAGTTCAATTTGTTCCGCCTCGGGGGCGCCGCCAACAAGGTCGTTCAGCATGGGTTCGATGTTGCGGCTGGCGACACTCTGTACTTGGTCAATGGCTACATTGCGTCGACCAGGGATAACCTGGTGCGCGTCAAAGGCGAAGCATCCGCACCGGTTTTCAATTTGAAGCTGGCACACGTTTTCTTGGACGGGGTGTGGGAGCTAGTCGGAACAGACACAGGTATTCGATTTGAAAACGATGGCACGGCAAACACCGTGACAATCGTGACGCTGGATTCCGTCACGCTGGGGCAACTGAATTATGGTCTCTACGCAGACGAGCCTAACCTTGAGACAGTGCAGATCAACGGCTGCAATTTTCACAACATCGCGAATTGGGGACTGTCCACGACTGGCACACCCAATATGGTGCTCAACGCTGCGGGAAACACGGTACAGCGTTGCGGCTATAACGATGTGAACGGCGGCGGCATGCAGCTGGTGGGAGGCAAATCAATCAACATCACCGGCCATACGTCGAAGGATATCGCCAACGGCAATAACACCGCAATCAAGCTGGCCGGCGCGCATGGCTCCGCGCACATTACCGGAGACGTGTACGAAGCATGCGCAATTGAACTGGACCATTCCGGCGCGGCCTTCACCGGCAAGCTGCGCTACACGAAGGAGTCGAATTTCGTTCCTTCAATCACGTTCGGTGGGGCCAGTGCCGGTATTGCTTACGTAGCCCAGACCGGCTCACAAACAAGGCGCGGCAACCGCGTGGACTTTTCGTTGGACATAACCTTGTCGGCGAAGGGCGCTTCAGCCGGGGTCCTGCTGATTAACGGGCTTTCGCATCCATCAAGGAATGCCCGCAATTATCCCGTTTCTCTGCAGGCGACCGGTTTAGCAAACAACGCCGGCGAGACCATGCTGTCCGCAATTGTTTTTGTGGGGGCAACCTCTGTTGCGCTTTACAAGTTGAATACCGCCGGCGTGACAGAGTTCTGGGAGCAATTAACGAATGCCGATCTCACCGACAACACGACGCTGTATATCAGCGGCAGTTACGAAATCGACTAAGAGCCACGGGGGCTTGAAATGGAACGCATTTTAAACACGATGAAAGGCATCACTATGTCCGGAGAACCCGTAAGCGGCGCAGCGACCGCGGCCGCTGGATGGAAACTGATCGGGGGGCTTGCGGGTATGGGCGCGATCGGCGCGGGATTGGCGGCGCTGGTAGTGATGTGCATGACCAGGCCGAAAACAGATCAGGAATGGGTCGTGGCCCTTGTGTCCACATTCGTTTCATCGCTGGGCGGAACGGCTGGCACGGTTGTTTATTTCAAATTGCAGTTCCTGGTTGAGGACGTGTTTGGACTGCTTTCTTTGGGCGGGCTGTTCTTCTCATGGGGTATTCCTGGATGGTTCCTCATCCGGGCAGCATTCGCTTACATGGCCAATCGCGAAGGCAAGGACCTGCTGGAGGTCGTGAAGGAAGTGAAGGAGTCCATTTAATGCCCGCGAACGGACTGGAACAGCGCTACCGTACCCTCGGCGAATTGTTGACCGAGCTGAAAGCGCGCCTCTCTTTCGTCGCGCAGGGCCCGGCGTCTAACAACAATAACCCGGTCCTGACCTCGTTTCTGCAAGAAGGCCATGACTACCTGTACGCAAAGCTAAAGCCGAATCCGGCCCGCAAGAAAACGACCATCATGCTTGAGCCGGGTTCGTTCCTGTACGACTGGCATAACGACATCGAAGACGAGGACATTCACCCGGGCCGGGTCAAGTCGGTGTGGGTCAAACTGACCGATCTCGAGCGCGCGCAACTGCGGCAGGGAATCACGGAAGCGCACCGGGCGGACCCTATCCGCACCTATCCGACCAGGTATGACACCCTGAACGGTCAATGCGAAGTGTGGCCGGTTCCCGACCAGGCGTATCCGCTGATCGTGGAATACCTCGCGCCGAAGCCGCGCTTCGCGCAGCCGGCGGACCGTCCCGGCGTCAATGACCGGCTGATCCTGCTGTACGCGATCGCGAACGGCAAAGCGCATTACCGGCATCCAGACGCGACGGCGGCCGCCACCACGTTCACCAACATGCTCAATATCGAGATGGGCGAGCAGCACGAAAACAAGCGCTACATCGTCAATGAAGAATGCCAGGGAGACGAGACGGTGATTTCGTCCGCCGACGGCTACAAGTTCCGGGTGCGCTGATGGGCAAAATCACCTTCAATCGCTTCGACCTTGGGATCGACCTGCGCAAAGGCGCATCCGTGTCGGACGCAAACCGCCTGCGCGAGATGAAAAACGCCTTCGTCACAACAGGCCTGGCCACGCAAAAGCGGCCGGGACTGGTGAAGGTCGCCATGCTCGAGCCGGGCACAAAGGGAATGGTTGCTGCGCTCGGTAAGCTCAACACCTTTTACGGCGAGGGCGCGATCAATCACGCCGATGCGCGGTTCAAGGCGAACAAGGTCAAAAAAAACCTTGCCGAGGCGCCGGTGGTCGACGTGCCCTTCGCCGACGTCTTCAACGGCTTCATTTATGCCGCGGTCGACTATGGCACGGAGATTGTGCATCACTACCTGGACGGCACTGCGGAATCCTACATCGCCGACATCAATTGCCCTGATACGGCTGCGGTCCTCAAGCTCGCATCCAAGGTTTTCGCCGTCAGCCAGGACGGTGCGACGGTGAAGTATTGCAAGACTGGTGCGCCGCGGGACTGGACGACAGCCAATGATGCCGGCTTCCTCCCGACCGGGCTGAACGCGCGCGGCGACCGGTCAACCAATGCGCTGGGCGTCTACCAGAGCAAGCTTGTTGCCCTGGCACGAGACGGCGCGCAAGTCTGGACGGTGGACCCCGACCCGACCAAGATGGCGTTGGACGATATGGTCGAAAACGTCGGCAGCAGCTTCCCGCGATCGCTCGCTACCGTGGCCGGCGACTTGTACTTCCTTTCCGATTTCGGCTTCCGCTCCATCACTACCCTGCAGCTGGTGTCCAAACTGGCGGACGTGGATATCGGCTCGCCGATCGACAAGCTGGTGCGGCTGAAGGTGCGCAATCTGCCGGCGCCACCGCGCTCGGTCTACTACTATGGCAGCGGGCAATACATGTGCTTCATCGGCGATGAAGTGTTCGTGTATTCGGTCTCGCGCACGGCCAAGGTGGCCGCGTGGTCGCGGTACGTCATGCCATTCGCCATCGATGCAGTCGCGGAGCTGCAGGGCGTGTTGTATCTGCGATCCGGCGACAACGTCTACAAATTCGCGGAAGACGTATTTACCGATGACGGCGCCCCTTATGAGGCGATGCTTGAACTGCCTTACATGGATTTCAAGCTGCCCGGCAACCTGAAACAGATCTACGGCGCGGATCTGGTCATGGACGGCGAATGCCATTTCTCGATCGGCTTCGATGTCAGAGATGCTGCGGCTGTCACGGATGAGGTTAGAGTCATCGGCAATACACGCGGCGGCGGCATGATCCCGATCGAGATTTGCGGTACCGAGTTTTCCTTGCGGTTCCGGAATGCGACGAGCCAGCCATTCCAGCTTGACGCAGTGACGATTTACTTTAACGACCTCGGACCTACCTGATGAACCCTCGTTTTCTGACAGAACCGGGAGAACTGGAAGCGCGATGGGAGCAGATTGCACCGCTGCTGGCGCCGGCGCTCGAGCACGCGGTGCTGGGCGAGATCACGCTCGACGATATCAAGGCGCTGGCGCTGGCGCGCTGCATGTATGTCGGCATATACGAGGTCGACGGCGCGCCGGTGCTGGCGATGGCGTTTGAGTTCAAGCACTACCCGCGAATCATGACGGTGAATATCGTGGCGCTGGGCGGCACGCACCTGGACCAGGTGGCGCAGCGCTTTTTCGACGGCTTCAAAGAATGGGTGGCAAGGGCAGGTGCCCGGCATATCGAAGCGTTGTGCCGGCCGGCGATTGCCCGCTTGCTAAAAAAATATGGCTTTCAAAACACTTATGAAAAAATATCGCTTGCGGTATAGGGAGGCGTAAATGCGGATTCCAAACGAGTTCAACGGCTACAGCGAAGACGGCCGCCGGCTGTATTTCAAGGGCGGCGACGGTGGCGCGGCTGCCGCGCAGCAGCAGGAACAGGACCGCCAAACGCGCATCAAGGCGGCCACGAATGTCATCAACTCGATTTTCGATTCGCGCTCAATTAAAACTGGCATGAACCCGGCGGAATCGTTCGATCCAAACCAGTCCTATTTCGACGTGGACGGTAACCCGGTGAAGATTGAAAAGATCGCGTTGCCAAACTTTTCCGGCAGCGACAGCGAAGACGCGTCTCCGACCCAATATGTCTACGACATGCAGGACATCAACCGTCGAATCGCCAATGGACTGCTGTTTACGGGATCGACGACGCTGCAGCCGGGGATGGACCGGCAAAAGCTGTACGACGACCAGAAGAAAGCCGTCTATGACATCAATGCCCTCGACGTGAACAAGCAGTACAAGGAGGCGGAGCGGCAAAACCGTTTCGGTTTGGCGCGCAATGGATTGTTGGGCGGGTCCACCGATATCGACTCGAATGCCCAGCTGCAGGAAAAGACCAACGAAGGGCTGATGAAAGCGGGCGGTATTGCGGACCAGGCGGCGTCCGATCTGAAGGTGTCGGATGAACGTGCGCGGCAGGGCCTGATATCGATGGCGCAGTCGGGAATCGATACCGGGACGGCGCAAGGTATGGCGCTGCGCAACCTGGACGCGACGGCGCAGTCGGCGCAGGCCACGCGGCAAGGTGCGTCGATCGGCGGACTGTTCAATGACCTGAGTCAAGCGTATTTGATGCGCCAGGCAGCGGCCGGTCAGCGCGCGGGAGCGCAGCCAGGGCAGCAGCAATGGCTTGGCGTCTCAGCGCCGCAACAGACGTACGGTGGCTCAACGCAGCGGTAAGGGGAAACGCGCATGACTGGTTTAGAGATTGCTGCACTGATCGCCATGCTTGCGGGCAGCGCCATGCAGTACAAAGCGAATACCGATGCCGCGCGTCGGCAAGAGCAGCAAACGCGCGAGGCCTTGGCGCGGCAGGACGGCCTACAACGGAGCGCCGAGAAACGGGCGCTGACCACGGCCGGCGAATTTTCAACCGACAAGCGCGCTGCTGACCAGGCGCAAATCGAGGCGGACCTGACTCAGGAATTCGTCAAGCCGGTCGAAAGCGCACAGCAGATCAATGCCTCGCAGTCGACCACGCAAGGCAATGTGTCGAAAGACTATACCGCGGCAAAGGCGGCATCGAGCGTCCGGACCATGAAAACCGCCGAGGCACTTGCGAGGCTGCTCGGCAAGACCACGGCTGCGGGCCGTCTGCGCACCAATGAGTCGATCAAGGTCGCCGACGCCGCGGCGGATATTGATCGGCTGGGCAGCTTCTCGCGCGGCCAGGCCGGCGCAGATCAGATCGCGATTCAGGCAGCCGGGCGGCCGAATGCCGAATTGATGCTCGGCGGCTCGATGCTGCAGGCGGCAGGCGGCGCAACGTTGGCAGGTGGGTCGGATGGCACCATCGGCAAACTGTTCGGCGGCGGCGGCGGGAATGCCGCCGGGGGTATGAGCGCAACGGCCGGGGGGTTAGGTTTTAAAGGCATCGGCAGTACCGGGTTCCGCATGCCGGTGATTTTGGGGGGCTAATGAAATTCACGTTAAACGCCGACGGCATGGCGCCGGTCCAGCAAGGCATCGGCAATATTTTTAAGGCTCTGGTACAGGCGCCGATCCTCCAGGAGCAGATGCAACAGCAGGCATCGCTGCGCAACGCGCAGGCCTACAGCGCCAACATGACCGGCAACAAGCACGGCGCGGAAGCGGCCGGCTTGCAATACACGGTTGACCAGCGCAAGGGTATTGAAGACCTGATTGCCAAGAACCCGCAATTTGCGCAGAACGTACAGTCTGCTCTAAAACTGTGGGCGGCGACCGGCAAAGGCGATCCGAACAACATTGCCAATGCCGCGACAGAGTTCCAGACGCAAGGCATTCGGGACAAGGCCGTTTCGAATGTTGGCGACCTCGAGCAGATGAACCGTCTAAACACGTTGGCGAAGCCCGGGCAGACCTACGAACCGTTTGCCAATATCGGCAACACCGGCACTGTCTTCAACAAGGCGACCGGCGCGGGAACAGTGGCGTCGAACACCCTGGCCAAACTCTACGGCAACGAAAGCCAGTCCAAGACAGCCGAGAACTTTGCGCAGGCAGGACAGGCCGGCGCCGGGGCGGCGCTGTCCAATGAGCGCATCAAGGCGCTGCAGCTGGGGGATGCAAGCGAAGGCGTCGACGAGAACGGCAACCAGGTTGTATATCGCGTGGGCACTACGGGAAACGTCGAAATCCTGCCGAAGGTGAAGCCGCTCGTTAAAGCCGGCGGCAAAGACGCTGCACTCGCCAAAGCGCGAGCCCAGGTCGTGGCGGCGGTCGCAAAGGATTTTGCCGTCAAGCCGGAAGACCGGGAGGCAGAAGTCGAGCGGCGCATGGCGCTGATTGAAGGCAGGGAGCCAGACTTGCCGGCGCCAGCGCCAAAGAAGCCGGGACTGCTCGATCGCTTGTTCGGCGTGGAGAAAAGTGCTGACGCGGCGCCCTCTTCGTCCAAAATGTCTGCACCTTCTGCCGGTGTAAAACAGTCCGCCGAATCCATCCGCGCGGCGTACAAGGCGGGAAAGGTCACTCGTGAAGAAGCGAAAAAACAACTGAAAGCCATCGGATTCGATTAATGCGTGCGGACGATTTCCTTGACGATGCAACCCGTTCCTCAAGCGCGGACGATTTTTTGGACGGCGTATCAGCCGGGCCAAAGGCGAAACCTGAGCCATCGCTGAAGGACCGCATCTACAGCTCCGCCAACAAGCTGTTTCGGGGCGGCTCCGTCATGGATGCGATCGCCGATCAGCAGACCGGCATGCCCTTTGATCCGGTAGCGACAGCCGCGATTGATCGCAAAGTCAGCGAGTCGCGCGCCCTCCCCTTGCCTGCGCAAGCGCCTGCCGTGGGCATCCTTGAAAAGGGTGTGCGCGGCGGTATCGGCCAGATCGCCAAAAGCGGACTTGGCGCGGTGCAGCTGGCGGCCGATGCGTTGGGCGCGGATACGGTTGCGGATATGGCGGCCGGCGGCGCAAAGCGGGCCAATGAGTTCGCCAGCAATCCGTTGCAGAAAACACAGATTGAGGGGTTCGCCCCGAACTCCATCGTGCAGGATCTGCCGGGCGCGAGCGCGGGTGCGATTTCGTCGGTTATTGCGAACGTGCCGGCATTGGTCGCCGGAGTTGCTGCGCCAGGCGCTGCGCTCCCGGTGATGTTCGGGCAGTCGGCCGCCGGCGAATACAGCGATGGTCGTGCTGACGGCCTGAACTCGGTTGGCGCTGCGCTGCGCGCGGTACCGATGGGCGCGGCCGAGGTCGTCGGCGAAAAACTGGGGGGCTTCAGTCAGATCACCCGCGGCATTCGTAGCGCGATCGACGAAGGATCTATCGTGCCAATGGCGCGCGCGATGATCAGTTCAGGCGTGCGCGAAGTACCAGGGGAAGAACTAACGACCGCACTTCAGTTCGGTATCGACAAGTTGCCGGGTGTCGGAACCAATCAGGAAGCGACGGTTGGCGACCTGGGGGGACAGATGAAGCAGACTGCGCTGCAGACGATGCTCCAGTCCGGCGGCATGGTTGGCGTCGGTACCGCACTGAATAAGGCGGACCGCCAGGCGCCTCAGGCACAACCGGTCGATGCTCCGATCATGGCAGCGCCCGCGGCGCCGGCGAGTGTGACGGCACTGACCGACGTGATCAACAGCACCGCAAATATCCCGAGCAAGCTGCAAACCGAAGCGAAGCCGAGCGCCGATGCATTCCTAGATGAGATCGCCGCGGCCGCAAAACAGAATCCGCCTGTCACGCGTGGCGACGATAGCGACAACATCGGACATGCCGAGGTCGCGCCACGGCCGGCGGTAAATTCCACTGAGGAGGTTCAAAATGCAACGGATCCTGCCAGCGTTGAGGCAGTTAATGCAGAGGTTGCGCGAGCAGCCGGACCCGATGTTAACCAGCCAGGTGCGGAAGTTACGAATGACACCGCCAGCACCGAACAGTCCGTGGTCGATCGACCTGTCGAGCCTGCAGCGGCACGCCAAGACACCGCCCAAGCAGTAGCCGAACAAGGTCAGCCGAAATACCACGTTCCCGCGCAACTGACCGAGCGCGCCACGCAGCTCGAGCAGGCAACCGAAGGATTGCGCCCGGGCGATGTCGTTGCGGCCGACGGCAAGCCGTTCCAGACCAAGGCAAAAGCACAGGTAGAAGCGAAAGCGGCTGGCCAGGGGTGGACGATCAAGAAAGGCGCCGGCGGCTTCGTGGTGCGATATCAGCCTGCCACCGAAAAGCAGCGCGCCAATGCCGCGCGCCTGGTACAGCAGCAATCGCGCGTGAACCCGGAATCCGACAGCATGCACATGGCAATCGCCAAACTTGGCGGTATCAACATCGACCAGTTGACGAAGGAATGGGGCTACGACCCGGCGGAAATAAAGACGCTGCGCCATGGCATCAAGCGCATCGGCACCGCGAATGGCATGAGCTTGGACCGTGCGGGCGAAGCGCTGGCGGAACTCGGTTATCTGTCGCGCGACCAGCACGGCAAACATGATCTATCCGAACTGTTCGACCTCTTCGACGGTGAGCTGCGCAGGGATCCGCATTACACGCCACAGGGTTTCGAGCGTAAGATGGAAGGCATCAAGGACGGCGAGTATCAGGCTTGGCTTGAACAGCAGGACAAGGATGCGCTGAATGCTCAGACTGACGAGCAGCAGGCAGCAATCGAAACCATACTGGAAGAGTACGATGACATCAGCGCAGACGAAGAAGCAGCCATCGGGCGGGAAGCCATCGCGGCCGAGCCCGTCGGCGCGCTGGGCGGAACTGACCAAGGATCTCCCGCCGGCGCAGAAAAAGGAATCGACGGAACTGCTGCTCAAATTGATCAACAAGCGCCGGACGCACCAGGCGCAGGAGAGCGCACCGGTCACCCTGCCGAAGGCACCGGCGACGTAATCGACGGCCGTCCAGAGAGGCGGCAGAATCCCGAACGGCGCAAAACGGTGTCGGATATGACGCCGGACGAAATGCGCCGCGCGCTGTTGGTCGATGAGCTCACCGGACTCGGCAACCGCCGTGCCTATGTCGAATCCATCAAAAAGCCCTACCAGGCGAGCGTCGATATCGATTCCCTGAAGTGGGTCAACGACAATATGGGGCATGAGTCCGGCGACCAGCTGCTGGCGCTGTTCGGGCAGGCCTTGGCCGATGAAACGCAGGACGGCTACCACCTCTCCGGGGATGAGTTCGCCGCGCAATTCGACAATGAGCAGGAAGGCCGGGATCTGCTCGAGCGGGTACGGGAACGCCTGAAAGGCGTCATCATCGAGATAACCCATGATGACGGTTCGACAACACGGAAAAATGGGGTAGAATTTAGTTATGGAATCGACAAAACCCTTCGATCCGCAGACACCAAGCTTCTCGAGGACAAAGCCCGACGAGAAGCGGCAGGACTTCGAGCCGGTCGAGGGCGAGAGCCTGCTGGAGTTTCTAAAACGCCAGCCCAAGGGCAGTCGGATAACCAAGGTCTACCTGCCACCCAAGAAGTAAGCCCGGCATCCCGCAAGGGCATCACTCCCGAAGCAGTCAACGCGGCCATTGCGGCCGACACCTTCAATCACACCATTGATGTCTACGCGACGCTGAACGACGCGCCGGACCACATCCAGGCGCAGGCAAAAAGTGAAGGTGAAACCGGCGTCGAGGGTTTCTGGGATCCGCGCTCCAATCGCGTGGCCCTGATCGCTGAAAACCTATCGTCTCCCGAGCGCGCCGTCGAGGTCGCCCGCCATGAGCTGATCGGCCACTACGGCATGAAAAATATGGTCGGCAAAAAGGAGATGGACCGCCTTGCCGATCGGGTCATCATCGCCGAACTGGATGGCAACAAGGCCATCATCGATATCGCAAAATACGTCGACGAGACCCAACCGAACCTGCCGGACCAGCGCCGCGCGCGCGAGATCATCGCCGTCATGGCGGAGCGCAACCTACAGAACTCCATCACCAAGCGCGTGCTGGATGCAATCCGCAAGTTCCTGAAGTCGATCGGCTTCACCAAGAAGGACCTTACCGATGCGGAAGTGGCTGGGCTGCTGAGGGACGCGCAGGCTTACCTGAAAAAGCAAGGGCGCGCTATGGTGGCCGGCGGGCCGGCGCAGTTCTCCCGCGCCTATCACGGCAGCCCGCACCGGTTTAAGAAGTTTTCGCTCGATAAGATCGGCACCGGCGAAGGTGCGCAGGTCTATGGGTGGGGGCTTTACTTCGCCGGTAAGCGTGAGGTCGCCGAGTTTTACCGCAAAGGATTGTCGACCCGGGATTTCATCAATAAGGCGCGCGAAGCCTACGATGAATATTCGTCCCCTGATGATGCCGTTGAAGCGCTGTTGGCTATCGACGGACTGTCCCAGTCGCAGAAGGATCTGATCGAGGCATTGCAAGGCGATGACTGGTTAGGGTTCGACTACCCGCATCAATCCATTTCCGAGGCGATAAAAAACCCCGATGGCTGGGATCTATCCGACCGGGCGCGCGCCGCGGTGGACAAGCAAGGGCAACTCTATGAAGTGAGCATTCCCGACGATCGCGAATATCTGTTGTGGGATAAACCACTGTCGGAACAGCCGGAGAATATTCGGAAAGTTTTGCCAGAAATAGGGGTTAAAGCGCGCGGCCATAAGTACGACTGGAAGCCATCGCTTACTATGGGGGAAGCCTATAGACAAATGGCTGCCGATTTTGCAGATGAACTAGGCGCCGAGCGAGGTCAGGAAGCCGCGTCAAAGGCGCTTGCCGCCGCTGGAATTGCAGGCATCAAGTATCTCGATGGCAGCAGTCGGTCCAATGGCGATGGGTCGTTCAACTATGTCGTGTTCGATGACTCGCGAGTGGCCGTCGAAAAGACCTATTACAGCCGCAAGCCGGTCGACGAGCGCCAGCAGGAGCTCGACATTGAGGACGGCTCGCCCCGCGAACCGATCCGCGCGCGCGACTTCGTATCTACCGAGCGCGATGTCTCCGGCCGCCGGCGCTGGGTCGCCGGGAAAAAGGGATACGACCGCCTGGTCGACGCCATCAATCCGCTGCTGGCAAAAGTGAAGCTGTCGAACGACGCGCCGGACGCCTTCAAGCAGATGATGCGTCAGTTCGCCGTCGACCAGAACAAGGCGCTTGAAAATGCCAAGCGAGTTGCCGAGGTCGGTACCGAGACGTTGACGCCGGAAGAGCGGATCCTGATTTCGGACATCATTGAGAAGAATGTCGCCGCCGGCGACCTCCCTCCTGAAAACGTAGCGAAGATCGCGGCCGATATCGGCGCCGCACTGAAGCACCAGGCACAGGAGCTCGTCGACCTCGGCATGGCGAGTCCGGAGCGCTTGCTCGAGAACTACCTGCCGCGCGCGTACCGCAACCCGCTGCTTGCCCGCCTGACCAACAAGGAAATGTTCGTGTCCTGGTATCAGAAGGCAAAGCTGCGCATGAACGGCAACCGCCTGAAGTCGCGCGGCCTGGTCCATACCGTCGGCATGAACGATATCGAGAAATACCAAAAACTCGGCTGGACACTCTCATCGATGTCCGACGGTACCGATATTCCGGACGATCTATGGGACGCCATCCAGACTAAGGGCAAGATCCCCCCGCAGTACGCGCAGGACCTGAAGTTTTTGATGTGGCGGGACTTCACCGAAGACGAGCGTGCCAAGATGGGCGAGATCCGTGACGGCATTCTGCGCTACGCGATGGGCTACACGGAAACGCAGCGTGACATTGCCATCGGCCGGCTGTTCAAATCGATTGCTGAAAACGATGAACTGTCGAGCGCCATCAACCCGGGCGGCTGGACGCGCGTACCTGACCAGGAAGTTCCGGGCACCGGCGGGCTGAAACGCTATGGCGCGCTGTCCGGCTTGTTCGTTCCGCCGTACGTCCGCGACGTCATCGAGCGCAGCACCCAGCCGAAAGGCCCGCTGATGCAGATGTACGATAAGGCGCTGTCGTTCTGGAAAGAAGGTAAAACCGTCTGGAATCCGGTCTCGCACGGCAATAACGTTGTGTCCAACGTCTTCGTGATGCACTTCGCCGGATTGAATCCTGCGGATCCGCGGCACTGGCGCAACACGGTGCGCGAGTACCGAACCAAGGGTCAGTATTACGTCGAGGGCGTCGACAACGGACTGTTCGGTACCGAATTCGCCAGCAAGGATATCCAAGAGCTTTTCCTGCCGGACCTGACCGACGAGCTGGACGTCGAAACCGTCGTGGCCAGCCGCTTCAATAAGGTGGTCGAATCCCTGAAGAAAGCCGGGAAGCCGGTGTCCTGGTACCGCGATCGGATGCAAAAGGCCTATGAGTTTGAAGACCAGTTCTTCAAGCTGATGATCTACGCCGACCGGCGCAAGGCCGGGGCGTCGATCGAGGATGCGATTGCGGACACGGAGCGATACATTTTCAATTACTCCGACATTCCGGAGGGTGTGGAGCTGGCCAAGCGCGCGTATTCGCCCTTCATTTCCTACACCTACAAAGCACTGCCGATGCTGGTGCATACCGCGATGACACGGCCCGACAGGCTGCTGTTGCCGATCGCGTTGCTCGGCGGCGCCAACTGGCTGGCGTATGCGATTACTGGTGGCGATGAAGAGAAAGAGCGCAAGGGCATGCCGGAATACATGGATGGCAGGAGCGCGATCGGCACGCCGAAAGCCGTCCGCATGCCGTTCAACATCGAGGACCGGCCGGCCTTCATGGACATCTCGCGGCGCGTGCCGCTGGGTGACCTGTTCGACCTGACCAATCAGACCGGAGGCCTGGCCGTGCCGGCGCCGTTGATGCCGTCGCATCCGCTGTTCACCGCGACCGCGGCGCTGCTGTTCAACCTTGATACCTTCACCGGCAAGCCGATCACGCAGAAATCGGACACAGGCTGGGAAGAGGCGCAAAAGCGGGCGAACTGGGCATGGAAACAGATGGTGCCGAATGCGCCGTTTGTGCCGGGCTCCTGGAACTTCGACAAGCTGATGAACGGCGCGGCCAATGCCTTCGATACCGAGATGATGGGTTATACCGGCTACACCAAGGCCGGCGACCCGATCAAGCTGTCCACGGCGCTGCTCGATGTCAGCACCGGCACGAAGATCCGTTCCTTCGACCCGGAACACGGCATCGATTTCAAGCGGTTCCAGTTGAAGAAGGAGCACGAAGAGATCCAGGCGAACATCCGGTCGGCGGCGCGCAACAAGTCCATGACGCCGGACGCGCGGCGCGACTACATTGACAGGCAGAGGGAAAAAATGACCGAGCTCGCCAAGAAGCAGTCCGAACTGAAGTAGACAAAAGTGCTGGGGCACGCCCAGCGCTTTCTATACTTCCCTGAGTGATTAACCAGGGGGTATGGATGATAACAATAGCGCAGTACTACATGGATCGGCATCTGAAGTATGGTAGCGAGCTCACCCAGGAAAAACAGCTCAAGGCTGGGACCACGGTCCAGCGCATCAACCAGCTGATCGCGCGCATGCGCGCCGACGGTATCGATATACAAACAAACCCGAATACGCAATCCGCGGTGTCGAGCGGATGGCGGCCGGCGGCAATCAATGCCAATACGGCAGGCGCGGCAGTCAAGAGCAAGCACATGACCTGCGAGGCGTGCGACCTTTACGATCCGGACGGCGAAATCGATGAATGGGCGCTTGCCAATCCCGACGTTCTCGCCGACCTGGATCTGTGGCAGGAGCATCCGTCGGCGACGAAGGGATGGGCGCATTTCCAAACCGTCCCGCCGCGCTCGGGAAATCGTGTTTTTTACCCTTGAGGCATCCATGATCGCTTGGTGGATTATCCCGACCGTTGTAACGGTTTTGGCTATTGCCTTCGTAGTGTGGCTTACCGTCTCCCCAAACCCGTATGCAGGGATGATTGCGTTCGCAGCTGCTTTACCGGCGGCCGGCGTGACGATCGTGACCTGGCTGGTTTGCTTCCTGCTGAAGGTGTGGCTGTCATGAACTTCATTCTTCCAGCATGGGCAAAGTACGCTGCACTGGCGCTGATCGCGTTGGCGCTGTACGGCATGGGCCGGATGGACGGCTCCCGCATCGAAGGCGCAAAGCATTTGGCTTATGTCGCCAAGCAAGCGACGGCCACGGTCAGGATTGCAAGGGCTCAGGAAAAGGTGGTTGTCCAGACTGAGATCAAGTACCGCGACCGGATCCGGATCATCAAGGAAAAAGGAGAAACAATTGTCAAAGAAGTTCCTGTCTTCGTTACGGCCGCTGATGACGCTGCTGTCACTGTGCCTATTGGCTTCGTGCGCATCCACCGCGCCGCCACCACCGGCGAGCCTGCCGGCGCCCCCGTCGATTCTGACCGAGAAGCCAGCGGCATTGCGCTCTCTACCGTCGCCGAAGTCGACGCATACAACGGAAAAAACCATCGAACCTGCATCGCCCAAGTAGAGGGATGGCAGGAGTTTTATAGCAACCTACAAACCGCCACACATCACTGAAGCGCCCCAGTGCGGCCAGGGCGGCAATGCTGGCCGGGAAGACTCCGCAGATTGGCCTGCGGCAGGGCGTGAGCCGAGAACCGAAGTGCGCAGCGCGAAAGCGTTAGGTATGCGTGCAACCCGTCGGAAAGTTCTAATTTTCGTCGGAAATTTTGTATTATGAAATTTTGCGGCGCGTGTAAGTAGTTGATCTTACAGCTTTATGTGGGGTGGCCGACGGGACTCGAACCCGCGACAACAGGAATCACAATCCTGGACTCTACCAACTGAGCTACGGCCACCACTGAAACGCTTCGCCTCGACTAGTCATCGAGGAAGCCCGTGATTATA